GGCACGGCTAATTAGGACCCCAGATGTGGAGATACGTCTTCATATCTCCTAAAGTCATGTGCAATGGCCCCACTCAGGACTCCACGAGCTTTATAATAGGTCAGAAATGACCAAGCTCGCGGACCATCCCAGCTTTGTGAGGACTGTGCTAGAACAGGTTGCACTCATAAAGTGAGGCACTACCCGGTGAAGATTCCGGCTCTGCTTTGCGATTATGCTCTTTGGGTGAAGTGAAGCGCCAATCCCCTGTTCCGAGGGCTAGCACCCCAACCGGAATGGTTGAGCATGGTCACATAGTAACCATCAATTGACGACGTTTCAAAGATCACATTGCTATGAACTTCAAAATATCGCAATTGGCGCTATGGTGGAAAGGCGTTCGCTTCCTCGTCTCCGTGGGAATCTTCGGATTCCTAATCTTTTTCCTCTCTCCAGTTCTAGTAGCCACTTTATTGTGGTTTACTCCAGAACTTTGGCGAGTGGAAATCGAAATTGCCTTACTCGCCAGATCCTGGCGGGCTTGGGAACTTCGACGGGTTTTGGAAAAGGCTGGTGTGTTTATTAAACTCACTTCCTTTAAACCAAAGCACGTAGACTTTCGTTGGATAAAACCAACGGAGTGGTCACGAGTGATGCTACGCCTAGTCCGTCTCCTCGGTTTGCCGGTCGGACCTTCAATGGTCTTGTCTGAGCGCCTTCTTAAGGTATGGATAAAGTCAGGAACTCCTTTCTTTATTACCTATCTTAAGGAGTGTCGCTTAGCCTTGATCGCATGGGCCAACCGTTCTCAGTACGTCCCTAACCATGGGTGTCGGGTTCGGATTGCTCCATGTGGGTTTCCCGCAGTTGTACCTTTCGGATTACGTCCTCAAACTTTGAGTACTGTATTCGGTCGGTTACAATTTCGGGGTCTTCACACGGTGTTCTCCTTGTACCGAGTTATTGATTGGAAGGGTTCGCTGCCGGATTTCTCCAGCATCACAAATCCTTTTGTGGGAGTATCCGAAGTGCTTCCTCTTGCCGAGCTGAAGACGGTGTTGACTCTCTTCAAGGTACCTAAGTGGTCAGATTTCTCTGGCTACTGTAGTCCTTGGGAGAGTACGTCATCAGGGCCTAATCATCCCTGGTCGACCTGGAGTAGTGCGAAAGATTCTTTAGCATGGGCTACATCCCCGATCATGTTGATCTGGTATGCAGTCTGGTGCTTCGAATCTGGACAAATTCTATTAGCCGTTTGGCTTGTAGTTTTATCCCACATTCTCCTTCCGGTCGCGATCTTGATGCTGTTTAGAGGAGTCGTCTATCGTCTAGGTCGGCTTGCCGTCCTAGCGAAAGATGGAGGTGGAAAACGACGTATTGTTGGAGTTGTGGACTTTTGGTCCCAGTGGGCTTTAAAACCCCTCCATCTCTACTTGTTTGCCATCCTCAAGATGATCCCCCAAGACGGAACTTTTGATCAGATGTCCCCTATTCAGGGGCTCTTACATTATTCTCGTTTAGGGATACCATCTTATAGCTTCGACTTGTCTAACGCTACAGACAGATTGCCTGCAGCGGTACAACAACAAATTCTAACCATTCTGATTAGCCGATTAGGGGCGAAGGCCTGGCGATGTCTTTTGACATATCGCCAGTACTTCCATCCTCGGGTCGGATCTATTAAGTACGCCGTTGGGCAACCAATAGGCGCACTTTCATCTTGGGCTATACTCGCACTGACTCACCATGTGATTGTTCAGCTAGCGGCCTATCGCTCAGGATGGCGGGGTTGGTTTCCACTGTATGCACTCCTTGGAGATGACATTGTCATTCTCCGAGAAGATGTATCCCGTGAGTATTTGTCTCTGATGAGATACTTAGGTGTCCCCATTAACATGTCGAAAACTATTTCGTCACAAAATGGGCTCATCGAGTTCGCTAAGAGAGTCGTATCGTCACACTATGGGGACCTTTCGCCGCTTTCAGGGCGCCTGTTAGTTACAGCCGTTCGGAATCCAGCGGGATGGCCCGATGTGTGGACGCATATGCTAGACTTTGGTTTCATCTTATTTCCTAATCAGTTGTTGAGAATTATATCTTCCCTATCTTCAGATTTACTTCGGAAGCCGTTTACGGCTTCGAAGGATCCGTTAATTGGGAAAGGTATATTAGCGAGAGTATTTATACTCAGCCGGATCCGAGAAGGTGTTGTCCTCCGTCCACGTTTAGTGGATGAGTGGTATCGTGCCATTCTCGGTCGTGCAGATTTAGGGCCGCTTTTGGAGCGAGCGGCCAAGTCCCGCGAGATTTGGATGGTCTCGCAAGGAGCTAAATCTGAACACCGACGAGCCTTTGTTCAGCTCTATGTCTACGCCACACAGTGGTGGAGATATAGTCTGTTTAAAGGGACTCTCGGAGGGATTATCTCTATCCCTCTTCTGATGCTCAGCCCAGCTTTCTGGGTGGCTTTGGTAACTCGTTTGCAGGCAGTACTTAAACTGTCTCAGGCGTCTTTATGGTTCGTCCGCCCGAGCACTCAGCTCGTCCGGATCGATCCTATAGACGTGGATACGAGTGGGGTACATGTACCCTCTCTCGAAATCCGTAAACCTGAGCTAGCCAACGTGATAACCGCGGTCAACTTCTGGACCGCCGTAGTCTCCGATTGCTTCCTACTGGAAGATTCGCAGAGACGCGGGCGGCCGAAGATGTACCGTCGTACCACAATTGGTGTGTCCGGCCTGCTGGCCGCTCCCACCCGGCCTCTCTAGCAAAGAGGTTCGGTGAGATGCAAGCCACGGGTTGGAGTCACTCCAGAGGAACGGGC